ATGCACGTGAGACTGAGGTCCAGAAAACCAGAGATGCTAGCCTGGCCGTCAACAAAGTACGAATGGGGTAAGCAAAGGGCAATATACGGTGTAGACTTCACTAACTTTGTCCACAGCACGTTCGCGTTCGGGGACATGGAGGAAGTGCTCAGCAAAGTGTTTCCTATAGGTAGTTCTGCGAGACCGGAAGCAGTCAAAAATACAATCTCAGAAATTTCTAGAGATGGGATACCATTTTGCTTTGATTTCGAAAATTTCAACTCTCAGCATACGATATCGAATATGCAAATGGTGATGTTGGCGTATAAAAACGTGTTTTCTGACGTCTTGACTCACGAACAGTTGGCTTCTATAGATTGGGTCATACAGTCTGTAAATGAGATGAAAATAAAGTGTCCTGAACGTGGATGGTATAAGGCAACTGCGACGCTGCTGTCTGGGTGGCGGCTTACTACAGCCATAAATACTGTCTTGAACTATGTGTATACACAGCAGATGACAGGTGACGTCGAGGTACCCTCTACACACAATGGGGACGATGTCTTCTCCTCTGTCACCAAACTGAGAACGGTGCGAGACTTTGAACGCAACGCTAGGAAACACAAGATTCGCTTCCAATCAGCGAAATGTTTCCTAGGCAGTATCGCAGAATTCTTGAGGGTTGATCATCGGAACGGTGGTGGCGGGCAGTATCTAGCTAGAGGAGTAGCTACCTTCATCCACGGTCCGACTGAGTCAGTGATACCTAATGACCTTACATCACTATTAAAGTCAATGGAAACCAGGAGAACTGAGCTACTGGAGCGAAACGCAAATCCGTGTGTGGTGAACAAGTTCTTCGTGGCTATGATGAAGTACGTGGCAAAGATATGGCGCAAGACGCTGGGGGAGCTCAGCATAATATACGGGACGCACGTGAGTCTAGGTGGACTCTCGGAAGAAGTGACAGAGGCATCGACCAGATACCAGATCGTCAGGACTATCATCAAGAAGAAATCTAGTGGTGATGCAGGTCAGAAGTGTACCACACAAGCTTGTGACGGTGAAACCGAAGAAGTGAGTGGAGATGAAGTGACCCACGTAGATGGTGCCGAGGAAGATAGGACATATTTTCCGGGGGCATGGGCTTATGCCAGGGCTGTCACGCGTCGAATCATAGATAAGCAATATCTACAACAAATTGCAAACGCAGCGACCAGAGCTATTCGAGGGACTACTCTCGACGTCAAGTTCGGGGCGAGGATTGAAACAATCCGACCCGGCTTAGATGCAGT